GATTAAGGGAATAATAGATATTTGGGAAAATGAAATGACTCATCTTTTAACCGATAGAGGAATAGAATGGATAATCAATAAAAATAATGTTCTGGCGGTTGAGAAATTAACTGATAATAGTGTGAATAAAGTAATAAGAGAATATGAGCCAGAGGTTAAAAATGGAAGTGCCAAATAGAATTAAAAGATTAGAAAGAAGATTAAATCAAAGTAATTTTAGAAGAATAAATTCGCATGTATCAGCAAGTTTGCTATCATCATTAAAAAACGGAACTATAAGTTTGCCGGCAAGAAACACAAGATTTTCTTTAATCACAATGTGGAAGATTTTAAATGATTTTGAATCAATAAATTTTAAAGATGTGATAAATATTGCAGATATTGAAATAAGACGATTAGTAATTGAAAAAATAGGTTGGGAAAAGTTAATTGAAATCTCAAAAGCTAAATTAATCCATAAAGATATGTATGGAATATTATATGAAATATCAATGCAAGATGAAGAAGCTATAAGGGTTGTAAAGGTAATTGATAGCTCAACTAAAAGAATTTATTGTTTACGAGTTCCACCTGATATTAACAAAGCTATTTTGGCAGTTGGTTGGACATTTGGATATAACAAAAATGGTAAAATGAGACATTATAAGCCGAAAAAAGAAACTTAATCTCTTTGCCGAGCGGTTTAGTTTTTCCCCTCCTTTAAAAACCGCTATGTCTGATTCGACCCAGACCCGAGCGCAGCTCTCGCAATTGCGACGCTCGGCAAGGAGATAAATGGATATTCAATTACATCCAAAGCAATGGGAAATTTTTGATGATAAACATCGATTTAAAGTAGCTGTCTGCGGAAGAAGATTTGGTAAAACAACATTAGCAATAATTTTACTTATCTGGACAGCAATGCAAAAAGAAAGTCAATGCTGGTATATTGCACCCTCATATAGAATGGCAAAACAAATTGCTTGGGAAATGCTAAATAAAATAATACCAAAAGAAACAATTATTAAATATAATGAAACGGAATTAACTCTTTATTTGAAAAATGGTTCTAAAATTGCTCTTAAAGGAGCTGATAGTCCAGATTCGCTTCGGGGTGTAGGTCTGGATTTTGTAGTAATTGATGAATATGCCGATATTAAACAAAATGTCTGGGAAGAAATTATTAGACCGACACTATTAGATACCGGCGGTTCGGCTTTATTTATTGGAACACCAAAAGGATTTAATCATTTTTATGACATTTTTCTTAAAGAAAAAGAAGACGAAAACTGGAAATCTTGGAGATTTAAAAGTGCTGATAATCCTTTTATTCCTGCATCAGAAATCAAAGAAGCGAAGAACTCAACAACTATTGATTATTTCGCCCAAGAATATTTGGCAGATTTTAGACAATTTACTGGCGCAGTTTACAAAGAATTTGATCGGACAATTCACGTTATCAGTCCAAAAGAATTATCAAAAGAATGGTATTTGTATAGAGCCATTGATTTTGGTGATCAAAACCCAACAGCAGTTCAGTTTATTATTGTTTCAAATAATGATGAATGGTTTATAGTTGATGAACTTCATCTTCAACAAACAGCTATTTCTGAAATGGCAGGGATTATAAAAGCCAAAACAGATTATTGGGTTGGCAAAGGATATCCTTTGGCTCAAACTTGGGGAGACCCATCAGGTGCGGCAATGATAAGAGAATATTCAACATTTGGCATTCATATAACACCAGCGATTAAAAATAATTCCACTGGTGCTGATTGGATTAAAACTGGTATTGAAAAGATTAGAGAAAAATTAAAAGTTGACGCAACCGGCAAAACTAATTTATTTATATTCAATAATTGCACTTATACCATTGAAGAGTTTGAGAAATATCGCTGGAAAACTAAAAAAGCAATAGAGGATGATGTTAATTATCCTTCAATTCCTGAAAAAGCATATGATCATCATCTTGATGCTTTAAGATATTTTGCCATAAGTCAATTTGCTCCTCAGCCAGAATTAACCATTATTGGCGAGGAACAAGGATTGGGTGGAATTAAAATACCTAAATATTCAACATAAGGAGTTATAATGAATATTTTAATAACTGGAGCGGGAGGAAGTTTGGGTCAAGAATTTATCAAACAATTATATAAATATCATTATCTAATTGCCATTGACAATAATGAATGGTCAATAGCAGAGATTAGAGATAAATATCCAAAAGTTAAATTTCTTTTAGAGGACTTTGTTGAGTGGAAATTTGACCAAGACCCAGTTGATTTAATCATTCATTGCGCCGCCTATAAGCACATTAATTTAGGCGAGGATAATGTTAATTCTTTTATTGACAATAATATTATCAAAACCAGAAAACTATTCGCTGAAGCATATAAAAACAACGCTGATATTCTTTTTATTTCAACTGATAAGGCAGTAGAACCAATTTCTTTATATGGTTTTACTAAAGCTATTGGCGAAAGATTAGCTAAGCACTATAATGGATATGTGGCGCGATTAGGAAATATTTTATTAAGTTCAGGTTCTGTAATTCCAATTTGGGAAAATTCAATTCAAAATAATAAACCAATACCAATTACTGATTTAAAAATGAAACGATATGTGATTGAAGTATCTAAAGCTGTTGAAGCTATTTGGCAAGGTTATCTAAGTGGACAAAAGCTAATTATACCAATATGTCGCAAAATTCAGTTAAAAGATTTGCTTCAAGAAGTGCTTAAAAAGCACCATAAATCATTAGAAGATGTTGATATAGAAATAATTGGTAGAAGACCGGGTGAAAAATTAGAAGAAAAATTAAGGTGGAAAGATGAATCCATACCAAGTAGTTGAAGATTTCGAAAAAGCAATAGCAGATTATACAGGCGCTAAATATGCCATTGCAATAAATTCTTGCACTAATGCCTTATTGCTTTGTTGTGCATATTTAAAAGTCAAAGAGGTAATAATCCCTCATAAAACATACAATAGTGTGCCAATGTCAATAATTCATGCCGGCGGCAAAGTTAAATTTCATCACAGAAAATGGCGAGGTATGTATCAGTTAGAACCATATCCGATATGGGATTCAGCAAGATGGTTAACTTCAGGAATGTATAAGAAAAATCAATTCATTTGTCTTTCTCTTCATTGGGCTAAAACTCTTAATCTGGGTCAAGGAGGAGTAATATTACATGATAATCCGAAAGCGCAATTATGGTTCAAAAAAGCCAGATTTGATGGTAGAACGCCGGGAATTCCGCCAAAAGATGATAATTTCATTCTGGGCTGGCATTGTTATATGTCACCAAGAGATGCCGCTGATGCTTTGATCAGATTATATTTTCTTCCCAAACATAATAAACCATTACCTAATGATGATTATGCTGATTTATCAAAATATGAAATATTTAAAGAAAAAACAAAAAAATGAATAAAAAGGAGAATTAAATGATTAATATTTTAATTTTAATGGCCGGTTCTGGAAATAGATTTAGGCAAGGTGGCTATACAGAACCTAAGCCCTTAATTGATGTCGACGGCAAAACTATGATTGAAAGAGTAATAGAGAATGCTACTCCTAAATATCGAGAACATAAATTTATCTTTGTTTGTTTATCAAGTCATTATGATGAGAAAATGATGAAAATTTTAAAAAAATCTAATTCTACTATAATTCAATTGCCATATATGACAGAGGGGGCTACTTTGTCTGCCCTAAAAGCTGAAAATATTATTAATACTAATGAAAGATTATTAATAGCTTCTTGTGACCAATTAATTGATATTATAATGGATGACTTTATCGATACTACTTGGTATTGGGATGGTGCTTTTATGACTTATAAACATACTGGACTAAATCATAGTTTTGCAATATGCAAAAAGAATTCTGATGAGATTATAAAGATAGTGGAAAAACCTCAAAAAATAATTTCTGAACATGCTGGTATTGGTTTTTTTCTCTATCGTAAAGGTAAAGATTTTGTCAGAGCCGCTAAACAAATGATTAAAGATGATTTTAGAGTTAATGGCGAGTTTTATAATGCTCCTGTTTTTAATTATATGATTAAAAATGATAAAAAAATTACAATTTATGAAGTTCCAAATGAAAAAGTGCATATGATTGGTAAACCAGATGAATTAGAAGCATATATTAAATGGAGGAAAAATGATAACACCAAAACAAATTCAAAAGTTAATTGACAAATGGGGAGAACCAAATTATAAACCAGTCTTTAGACGACCATCTTGCGCTTCTTGTGGTAGAACGCTGTATTTTCGGATGTGGCATATTTTCCATAAAGATTTTGGCAATAAAAGAGAAATACATTTATGCGGAAAGTGCGGTAAAAAATGGAACTTAAAGTAATTATTTTTTCATACAATCGTCCGGCGCAACTTGATTTACTCCTTCGAAGCATCAAGAAATTTACTGACTTTTCTGATATTTATGTAACCTATATGCATGATGATGCATATAAGGCGGGATACGAGCGAGTAATTAAGGAAAATTCAGATATTAGATTTGAATATCGTTCCGAATATCTTAAAAATTATGTGATGAAAGAATTAACTAAACCCTATGTGATGTTTTCGCCTGATGATGATGTTTTTATTGGCAAAGTCAGTTTCAAGGACAAGCAATTCAAACAATTTGCTACCAATCCTAATATCCTTTGTTTTTCATTACGATTAGGTAAAAATATCACTTATTGTTTTGACCAAAATGTGGCGGTGGCGGTGCCAGAAATGAAAGATGGCACTTGGTTATGGCGCAATTATGGACTTGACTGGGGTTATCCAATGTCTTGTTCCTGCACGATATTCAGAACTCATGAACTTAGGCCAATCTTGGAGTCAATCGAGTTTAGTATTCCCTCACATATTGAAGCCCAGATGTGGCAAAGACCACTTCCTCATCAGTTAATGCTTTGCTATCCAGAGCAAAAAGTTCTGGAAATGCCAATTAATGCGGTTCAAACGGAATTCTTAAATAACCGCACTGGTAATGTCACGATTGAATATCTAAATGAGGAATTTATGAAAGGAAAAATAATAGATTTAGAATATATTGCGAAACAAAAGTTTAACAGTCCACAACAGCTGGTAGATATAAAGATGATAAAGAGAAAAGAAGTGATGAAGAATGCGACCAGCCGTTGATAATATTTAACATTATGTAGGGGTAGCGATTACCTCAAAACCCCTACACTTTTTTAGGAGAAAAAATGCCAAAAGTTATAGGCGATGGCACATTAGGACAAGCAATGGCTAAAGCAATAAAAGTTAAAGCATTAGGTAAATCAGATGAAAAAATTGAAAGTGATATAGTTTTTATTTGTGTTCCAACACCAACCATTAAAGGCAAACAAGATTTATCAGAAGTAGAACAAGCAATTAATCGTATTCAAAAAGCTGATATAATTGTTATTCGTTCAACAATTTTACCTGGCACAACTGATAGATTACAAACTCAAAATGAAATTCCAATTATGTTTATTCCAGAATTCGGTAAAGAAAAAACTCTTGAATATGAAATTGCCAATCCTGAATTTCATATTTTTGGAATGACTGAAAAATCGATGCCAGTTGGTGGTATAGTTTTAGAGATTTTGCCGCCTGCTAAAATGATAAGAATGAATGCAATATCAGCCGAATTTGCTAAATATTTTTCTAATATTTGGAAAGCAACCAAAATAGCTCTTGCTAATTCTTTTTATGATTGGGTGATGGCAGAAACCAAAAATGAACCTATCTATCAGCAAGCAGTCAATGGTCTAATTAAACAAAAAGATATTTCGTCATATGGCTGGAATATTAAACAAAATGGTAAAAGAGGATATGCGGGCAAATGTTTACCCAAAGATATTCAGGCGGCCATTGGCCAATATCCTCATATAATTTGGAAAGTAATAGAAAAATATAATAATAAATTGCAAATATTAAAAGAAAAAAAATTAAAAATTATAGATGAAAATAATTAAAATAAACTGGATTAAAACTAATAATCCAAATTATACTTTACGAGCTTTAAATTATTTAGAACCATATATTATATATATAAGCGCGCAAAATAAATATAAATTTCAATTGATGGATATAAATGATTTAGCACAAGAATTAAGATTAGAAACTTGGAAAAGATTAAGTAGATATAATCCCCGAAAATCATCATTAAGAACTTGGATTAATAAAATACTTAAAGACAAAATTAAAAACTTAATACGCGATAATTGGAGACATAAAAGAGTTATACAATATTATCTTTCAGATTTAAAAGATGTAATGGGTGATATTGGTAGTGATGGAAAAACAATTATCTGAAAGAGAACTTGTAGAAAAATATGAGTCCGAATTTTCGGATTGGTTTGATAGTTTATCAAAATATCATGATAACCGTTTTTCTAATAATTACAAAAAATATACCGCATATACACAAGTCAAAGGCACAGATACTAAAATATCCGATCCGGTTGCTCCCGAATTAATTGAAAAAGTAGTTCAAAAGCTCTTTGAAAGAAATCCAACCTTTTATGTTTTAGCAAATGGGAAGAATGTTCCTAAACAAGTTCAAAATGTAATTTCGGGAGTGGCAAATTATTTATGGGAAAATCCAGAAATGATTGCCGTCTCTGGAACAATGCGTTCACGTCTTAAAAAATTAGGCCGTGAATTTTGTATTTTAGGCAATGCTGGAATAGAAACTTTTTATAATTCAAAAACCAATTCACCAGATTTTAGAATTCTTCCTATTGAAGATGTGATTTTTGACCCGACTAAAACCTTGACTACTTCATCCGTATATTATGTTCATAGCTTTGTTTCTTTAAAATATTTAAAAGAAAATAAAGAAATTGATAAAGACGGCAAAAAATACGGCTATTTTAAAAATATTGATGAAATTGAATCAATCTTAAAAGATGTGGTTCAAAAAAAGGATGATACTTCAGAAAACAGAATAAATCGTTCGGGCTCTGATCTTTATGATAGAAAAGTTGACCAAATAGAACTTATTAGTCGTTATGAAGGTTCACAAGTTTGCAGATTTATTAAAAATATTGGCACTAAAAAAGATAAAAATATTTTAATTCAAGAATTTGATAATAATATTTTAGAGGAAGATCCTTTAGATTTTGTGATGGATATTGAAGTTTCTAAAGAACCTTACGCTTTAGGAATGCTTGATCCTCTTAATGGCATAATCCACGCTAAAGATTTATTTATTAATCAAATGGTAGATTATGGTTCAAAAGTTTTAAATCCACCATTGTTTGCCGATCCTTCAATCGCTACTAATCCTTTGAGTAGAAGAACCTTAGGAAATGCTTGGAGGTTGGGTGGATTGATTTGGGCAAATCCTCAACAAGCAGAACATAAACAAATGCCGCCTTTAGGCAATTTTGGATTTGAAATGCTAACATATTTACAGCAAAGGTCAGAATCAAACTCTGGAGTTGGCGCATATCTGTCAGGAGTTCCAAATCAAGAAAATGATAAAACACGAGGTACAATGGGGGGAATTCAAGCGTTAATTCAGCAAGCGATTTCACCCGTTAAAGATAGACAAATTAATATTGAGGAATCGATTATTGAACCAATGATTAATAAATGGTTAAAAATTTCTGGGGCTCTAATGGATGATGATGAAATTAAATATGTTTTTATTACTGGTCAAAGTCCCAGATGGGTAAAAATAACTAAAGGTTTTTTAACCGGCAAAATTACTCTTAATGATTTAATTGAAGCTGAATTGATTGGTACAGATGAAAGATTAGATAAAAATGGCAATCCAATTGGTTCTGAAGCGGCTGAATTAGCGGCTGAATTAATAGAACAAGGTAAAGACCCAACCAAATTTTTAATTTTTGATGTAGATTGGTTAATTAAAGTCGAAACTGGTTCAATGGCAGAAGTCGATAAAGAAAAAGATCTTCAATCTTTCTACAACTGGGCAGACTGGATGATTGATCATGGCATACAAATAGATATTAAAAAAATTGGTATTGAAGGTGGTATTCGTTCAGGCATTAAAGAACCGGAACAATATCTCCTTAAAGAACCATCTGAAACATCCCCAGCACAACCCACAATACTTCCGCAGAAACCACAATTAACAGCAGTAGGAGGATTAAATGGATAAAAAACAAGAAAAAGAATTTAAAAAACAAGAAAAAGAATTTAAAAGACAAGATGATTTATTAAAAAGTTTAAACCAAAGAGAAGAATTTCATATTTGGAAAGATTTTTATGCTTTAGCGGAATTGGAAAAGATTGAAATACAGAAAAAAAATATTATGGGAAAATCTGAAGCTGAAGTTAAGGCCTTAATTCTCTATGAAACCTTTATTAAAGATTTATTTAAAAATATGTTTAAGAATTTATAATGAACTTGAGGCGGGAGCGTTCGTTGGAACTATGGCAAATGCCATCCTCCAGCTCCCGCTTCCGCCTTAAGTCCATTATTATTCAAGACCCGCAAGTCGTTAAACTGTGTTAGAAAGGAGTAAAATGGCGAGAAAAGAAACTGAAGAAAAAGAGGCAGAGCAAACTGACCCAGTAGAGTCAGAACCTACTAAAGACAAACCCGTTGATGATCAGCTACAAGAACCTTCAAAAGAGGAACAAGTAGAAACTCCAGTTGAGGAGATATTTCAACCTGAAAAAAAAGTCAACGAACCAGTTCCTTATGAAAGATTTCGTGAGGTTAATGAAGAGAGAAAAAATCTCAGGAATCAATTAGAGGAATTGCAAATCCCAAGTTCACCTCCATCAGATTTACCAGATTTACCTCAATTAGAACCTGATTCTGATTTAGCCGTGCGTGCTGCGGCTCGTGAAGAGTTTAATCGAGAATATTCTCGGATAAAAGCAGCCGAATTTGAACAAAGAAATGCGGATGATTTAAAAGATCCGTTATTAGCCAGTCTAACCGCAAATTTGCTTTTTGAAGAAAGGCAAAAGGGAAATCCTTATCCTGATCCCGATAGAGCCTTACAAAATGCCAAAAAAATGTTAGAAGAAAGGTTAAAGCCTCAAATTAAAAAAGCTGAATTAGAGGGGTTTAAAAAGGGAGAAGATTTAACACAGAAAAAAGGTGAATTGGGACCTGTTGGTGAACAAGGACCAAGACCAAAAATCAATCTTGAAAATTTGCCAGCAGAGGAATATGCGAAAAAATTAAATCTACCCCATACAAAATAATTAACAATTATGGAGGAATTAGGTCTGAGTTAATTAGGGATAATTTTGGATATAGGAGAATATTATGGCGGCTGATTATTCAGGCACTGCTGATCTTTCAGGTGCAGTTGCAACTTTTTATGGAAAATCTTTCTTAGAAAGATTACTTCCGCAAGTTGTGATGATGAATTACTGCGAAAAAGCCTCTCTTCCTGAAGGTGAAGGCACAATAGTTTATTGGCCAAGAATGACTACTCCTTCAACTACTGTTTCTGCTGCAAGAATTCAATATTCTGCTGGTCGTGAACCTATTTCCCCTGGTAATATCGTTTCTACTGCTGTTTCTGCAACGATTGAAAAATATGGCTATGCAGTTGCTGTTCAAGATGTAACTAAGTTAACAGCTATTTCTTCAACAATGACTGAAGTAACAAATAATATGGCTGATCAAGCGGCTCAGGTTATTGATACCAGAATTATTGAAGAGGCATATGGCTCATCTTCAAATGCAGTTCCGCAAAGTCTCCATTTTTCAGCTTATGCTTACAATACTGCTGCGGCAACAGAGGTTACGGGAACCTATTCAGCATACTATACTTGGTTAGATGCAGCTTCTCATAGAATGACTGCGGCAACGGTTCGTGGTGCTGTTAAAAAATTGAAGAAACGAAATGTTTTGCCTCAAAATGATGGTTTCTATAC